CCCTACCTGTCGTTGTGTCTGTGCTGCTTGTCCTAACATCTTTTGTTGCTGCTGTGCCTAGATCTGATATAGCTGAATCGATATACCCCTTAGTTACAACATGTGTTGATAGCGTACCCTCTGTAGATACAGTCATCTGACCAGCTACTGAGAAGTTTCCAGTAGTAGCCCCAGTAGAAAGAGTTGTAGCGCCGGTTACGTCCAACGCACCACCAACGTCAGCGTCCCCTGAAACATCGACAGCCGAAGGAGTAGTACCTATCTCAATGATAGCACCACCGTTATTTGTATATAATTTTTTATCTGCTGTATTGACAGCTAATTCACCTTGAGCTAGTTGACCTGTTGTAGGGACTGCTGAGGCTGTGGAAGAACGTTTGATTAGTATGGTTGAAGCCATTCTCGATTCCTATTATGGTTGGAGCAATGTACGTTGTATTGGATAATACAATCTATAAAAGGCTCTCTATTGAAAGCCTTTAAAGAATGTACTAGTTTACGCTGGTAGAGCGACTACAAAACCCGCTTCAGGACGTAGAACTTGAATGCCGTACAAAGTATCAGCAGTATAAAGGGTTGCTAAGAACTCTTGCTTATACTGAGTTTGTGAACGAACACCCATTTGTTCAGCGAATACAAATGCGTCTTTATGCAGCAATAGACCACCTTTAACACCAGTTTCTAAGACTGGGCAGTTAGTAGAAACATAAATGTCAATACCGTATAAACTACCAATCTTACCTGTGTTAATAGAACGACCATCTACGAAGTCTGAAGAGTTGTAACGGTCAATACCACGAATCTCATTAACAGCAGAAGGTGGTATTACTAAACAACGACTGTCCATAGGGACATCTGCGTCGTCAAGCTTTTGTATTAGGTCACGGAAACCTTTGTCGTTAAACCCACCAATATCAGCAGCACCATCAGCGTCATAAGCTTCAGCAACACCAGTAGTAGTATTAAACTGGTAAGCACCAGAGTGTACCCAAGAAGAGCCGTCACCATTACCAAGAGACTTACCAAGACCAAACAAAGCTGTATCAACCTGTTTACCTAATGCATAGCCTGCATCGTCTGTGTAGAACTTACGCATAGAGTCCATTGCTTGTACTTCTACAATATCTTCAATTAAACGTGAGTATTCGAAGTGCTGGTTGACAACAACTTGAACTTCATCATTAGCTGTTTGCTGAATAGTTACAGTATCAGCGGCTGTTTTAGCAGAAGCAGCGCCACGAGTAGGTTTGGGTATATGTAACGTATCCCCTTTCTTACCTTTCATAGGCATCTTGTTAGCGAGGTTAGCAAGAACTAAAGAGTTCTTATAAGCTGCTACAACTTCGTCACTCCACAGTTCTGGAATAAACTTACTGCCTGCATTTGCTTTTGTTACGGTGTTGCTAGAACTAGGCGTTAAATTTGCCATAATATAAATTTCCTTAAATAATTAAATAGAGTTGCCTACTTAACTCTACCCTCTTCATAGGCTTGTCGAATCTCTTCAGCCAATGATGCGTATCGGGCAGGGTCTTTCTGCATGAGTTCAATAATGTCAGCACGTCTATAAATCTTACGACTTGAGCGTTCTCCTGAACCTTTTGCGCTTCCTGTTGATGCTGTTTTAACTGCTGATTTACGAGCAGTCTTTTCAGCCTTCACAGCCTGTTCAACCATACCTTGTCGGTCTTGCCATAAGCTAAATAACTCTTCAGCTGCCTCGTAATTGTATTGTTGGTCTGCTTGTTGTAGCAGTGCAGTACGAACTTTACTCTTACCTACCCATTCACCAAAAGCAGGGTCTGCTACAATGCTGTTGAAGTTAGGGAAATTAGCTTTTAACATAGCAACAGTTTCTTGTTTCTTGATGTTAACTGCCATAGCTTGGGATTGCTTAACCGACGGGTGGTTATCCAACATCTTCTGAACAGCGCTTTTAGGGTTTTCAAAGAACTCTAAATCGTCGTCTGTATCTGTACTAGCGGAGCTTTGTTGTTGTGTAACGGTTTGCGATTGAATAAAATCATCCACTACCTTACGTAATTCACCTACTTCTTGTGATTGCTTGCCTAATAGCTTTTCAGCGTTCTGGTGCATAGCAATAATGTCTTTAGGTGCTTTACCTCGGTACTTGTCTGGGACATCCTCTTCTTCTGGCTCTTCTTCTACAGGCTCTTCAGGTTGACCCTCTTCAGGCTCTTCAAAGTTCTGTAGCTCTTCGCCATCTTCTAATTCGATTTCATCTTCTCGTTCGTTAATAAATTGTGCCATATTGTTCTCCGTACCTAAGTATTGTGGAAATGTTACATTCTAGTTCGTAGCTCTTTAAGCTCTAAAGAATTTCCGAGTTACTAGAAGTTAGTGCGTCTTCGTGACAACGTTCCATTAAGGACTCGAAGCCAAGAAGCATTTTAATAGTAGAAAGTTCACCCTTCACACGGAATAGGTCTTTCTCATTATCTAGATTGCTTATATCGTAGGTGTCTAGACGGTCATTAAGCTCGTCAACTATTTGTGCCCAGCCAGCACTACGAAATAAGTCAAAGTAATTATTATAATAAATTTCTTCGTTTTTGGTCATGTTATCCTCCTATTAGGCATAACTCTATGTTATAGTATACTTACTATTATAACACAAAACGAAGCAAATGTCAAGCTTTTTTTTCATTTATTTTTAAATAGCTGATGGTGGTATCTGAGCAGGCTGTTCAACGGGAACTTGAGGCTGCGCTTGTGGTGGCTGTTTAGCCTTTGCAGCATTCTCTTTAATCATTAGCTCAGCTACACGATAACGACGTTCAAACTCTTTATCATCCCCATCTCCTTCTTTAATGTTAGTAGATACGGCTTTAATACGGTTGGTTTCCTTCTCAAACTGTTCCAGCTCTGCTTCAACTCGGTACTTCTCAGCCCGTGCATTAGCTTCTGCGGCTTGTGCGTTGAGAGCTGCTGTTGTAGCTTGTTCTTTAGCCAGCTCAACTTGCATAGCCATTTGCTGCTGTTGCTGTTGTTCTGGATTAGGCTGTTGAGACTGTTTAAGCTGTGCAATCAGTTCATCACGATTAGACAGGTTCATATTCTCAATAACCGCTTCAATAAGCATAGGGTATACAGGAGAGTCTTGGCCTGTTGTTTGTAATAGCTGAACAAGCTGTGTAACTTCATACTCTCTAGCAATAATACCTAAGCTAGATGTTGGAATGAATTTAAAGTCCTGTGCAGGGTATAAGTCAGGAGCATACTGCATGTACCTCCAAGCTGTTTTCTGTATCATAGGGATGAGGAACAGCTCTTGGAAGTTAATAAGTGTACGCTTGTGTCTTTTAATAATAGCACCTAGTGACATACTAATACCAGCAGCTGTTGCTTCACCATTAACACCACCTGAAACGCCTGTTGAGTCTACAGCACCTGTTGATTGTTGTACCATCCTTTCAAGCTGTCCAGCCTGTGCAAACGTAACTTGGCCGACGTTACCGAAGTTAAAAGGTTGTAGTATTTCTGCTGGATTGCCGTTCGTTAGGAACATTTTACCAGGGCGTACCTCTGGCTTCATGCCTCTAGGAAGCCTTGTAGCGTCCACAGCCATCATTGGATGTATAGTTAGTGCTAACGCATCGATACGTGCTCTAAGTTCTGTGTCAAGGGCTTTCTGGCTGTTGTAGCCCTTCTCACAAACGCCTCTACCCCAAAAGCGATTAGGTACTAAGTCCCAAGGAAATGCTACAATAGGTCTGTCTTGCATCATGTAGGGGTTTTCTTCTATTTTAAGTAATTCACCATTACCTAAAACAACGATAGCCTCTACATAGCCTGACTTCTCTTCTTCATCGTCTGTTAAGCTAACCAGCTCATCGTCGTCTTCCATGTCTTCTGTAATAGCTAAATTAAACAAATCTCTTGGCACTAAGCCATAGTATTTAGTCAGCCTGACTTTATCATCTGGATAGTCTAACAGCTCTTGGTCAGCTTCTAAAGCTTGGTCAGGGTATGCTTGGCCTATCTCTACGTCACGATAAACCCCACTATCAATAAGAATTTCTACTTGGTGTGTTGGTACGTATTGGTCTATAATGACCCCTAAAGCATCTTCAATAGAGGTTGCTACAGGATCTATAAGGCAGTTCTGTGGTAAGACAGGGTTTAGTTTAACTACAACTCGGTCTTCAATTGTAACACCTACAGCCTTCATAGCTCCTTCCATAATAGGCTGTGTAGCTGGTTTCATCTCTTTAACTTCTTCAATGACTAATTCACCAATACCAGTACCATAAATAGCAGCATCAAGGATACACTCAGCAACAGCTTTACGTGTCTTAGTAAAATTAAAGTCTTCCATTAGCTTAGACTTTAAACTAGTAATGTCTGTAGGGTCTTGGTCTAGTACATCATCTTTGATGTCAAACCATTGACCACGCCCAAACGTAGCTTCTTCTACTTCTGATACAGAAGATTCTACAGCTTGTTGTAGGGCTGGGGCTATCAAACGAGAGCGTTCTGACTCACGCAAAGTATCAGCACCACTCCAAATACCACGCCATAGCCGGTAATATTCTTCATGCTTTTCTGCATAGTTTGATTCGTAGCTGTTACGCCACTCTTCAGCTTTAGAGTTTATCCAGTCTTCTAAGCCTGATGATGTGTACTTGCTGTTATCTTCGTTCATTATTATCCTTAGTAACCTGCATAGAGGTCGATTGGTTCATATTCGTCGTCAAAATCGAGGTGTGCTATGTTGTAAGCTACATTTGCCATTTGGTCTATGTAAGCTAGGGAATCTATTAAATCATCATGCACTAAGTGATTAGGAAATTGAAAAAGCTGGTCTAGAAACTCAGCATTCCATTCTCCTTTGTTTATACTCACATAGCCGTTCTCAAACCTCCCTTGCAAAGCCCAAACAATCCTGTCTGTCTTTTTTTGATTACCATGTGTTAGTTCTTCAACTCTAAAAAACCTACTACGTCTTTTCATCAAGTCCATAAGAGGAGACATTACAGCCTGTTTAGCAATCCCTCTTTCTATACCAACACTTATTGGTTGATATTTCTCAACAGCACTAAATATCTTTTCAGCTGTTTTATCTAATGTCCACCTGCCGTATATTATTTCTTTAATCCACCAGCCATGTTCATTAACCTTAACAATACTGATTGCTGTGTTATCTAACCGTTTATTTCTCTTGCCTGTACTACTGTTGTCTACAAAGCCTGCTAAATCCACAGCTATGTAGTAGTCCCCAAACTGAGGCTCTTCTTCATCAAACTGTACCCAATCTTCCTTAAATATCTCACTACCAAGAGCTTCAAAGCTCGCCATAAACTCTTGTCGAAATGCATAGGACGACATAGACTTTTTAGCTAACTCAATCTCTTCTCGTTTAAGCAGAGGGTTGTTGTAGGAGGTGAAGTGCCAAGCTTTATACGATGGGTCTTCAGCTGTGTCTCCATAGACGTATAGGTCGTAGAAGTGGTTTCTACCTTTAGGAGTACCAATAAACAAAGCACCCCCTTGTCTATCTGCTAAGGCGGGACGCAGAACTTCTTCCCACACTTGGGGTTTCATATCAGCGTACTCATCCATTACTAAGTATTCTAAGCTAACACCACGCATAGTATCAGGTCTATCAGCACCTTTTAAGCTAATGCGTGAGCCATTAACTAGCTTAAATTGCATGTTGTTTACGTGCTTAGTAGCTACTACAGGGTGTGCTAAGTCTTCTAACACACTCCACATAATATCCCTTGCCTGTCCCTGTGTAGGGGCTACATAGAATACATCAACTTTAGGTGTAGATAGTGCTTTGATTATGAGCTTCCAAGCAGCTAGTCTGGATTTACCACAACGTCGTCCTGCCGCCACAACCTTGAAACGCTTGTCGTCATTATAGACTTCTTGCTGCCAAGGTAGTAACTCTACGTTAAGATTCATCAATAACTCCAGATGGTAGGGTGAGGATAGTCTTCGTTACAGCCTAAGTGTATAAACCTACTGTTTCCTTTCTGCTGTACCCCTATCCTTGGTATACCAGCCTTCACAGCCGCCTCAAGCACTCTGTACGCCTTTGAGCCACTTACAGCTATATCTATAGCCTTTCCTGTTGTATGCTCTCCTAAACGCTGTTTAGAGGCTTCTATAGGATGTTCAGGACATCGGTAGGCAGAAGTAACAATAAAAGGAAAACCACACTCTTCTCTAAGAGAGTCAAGGGCTGCTAAGAATACACTATCAAACCCATGCTTACCACAGTGCTGACAAGCCAACTCTTTAGCTGTGAAGTATTTAGACATCAGTATACTCCCCTTCCTCTATATCTTCTTTCTTTTCAGCACCAATAGCAACGTCACCAACACCTGTAATGTTAATTGATATCTGGCCACTACCTCCTCCATTCTTATCTTTTTCGAAGTATGACAAAGGTAGAACTCTGTCCATACACATCTTTAAAGCAGCCATTTGACCACTATGTGTATCATCCATTGCTACTTGCACTATCTTATTAATAACTTTATCGCCAGTAGTAGCCAACAACCTAGCTTTAAACTCTTTAATACGTCCTGCATCGCCAACAGGTCTTCCAACCTTCCCTCTATTCTTCTTGGCTTCTATGTCTGCTTTTCGAGGTCTTCCCCTTTTACGCTTAACAGGTGGATTAGTTTCCTTTTCAGCCTCTTGTGCAGTTTCCAAGATGGTTTGAACATTCTGCTCAACAGCCTCTTGTACAATTTCTTCTTTAATATTATTCATATAACTCCTTTATAGACTATATAGTTAAGCAGCCCTTCCAAGTAAAACAACCAAGTTATTCTTGCTGTCTTAGTGCTGTTCCTTGAATGTAACGAACCACCCTCAAACAGCATGCATGAACAATAACTATGTTTGTTATCGTTGGAAATGTTTGCTTAGGTCTATATAGTAAAGCTTATACTACTATTATAACATACTTTTACTTAAAAGTCAAGCTTTTTCTTTACTTATTTTCTTCTACCTTTATATCTTTATAAACTATACACTAAACAGTCTAAACAACTGCTTATAAATCAACTGGTTAGTCTATATAGTCTATAGCCCCTTCTTTTATTAATTATGTTAGTTATTTAGGGCTATTGAGGGTTATTTAGGGCTATTGAGGGTTATTTAGGGCTATTGAGTTTTCACTCTTTTGCAATTCTGTGAGGCTACTTGCAATTATG